CGAGGTCACCGGCAATATCGTGGGCGGCCACCAGCGGTATAAGGTGCTGGTCGCGGAGGACGTGAAGGAAATCGACTGCGTGGTGGTTCACATTGAAAACCCGCAGGACGAGAAGGCGCTGAACATCGCGCTCAATAAGGCGGTCGGCGAATGGGAGCCGAAAGCGCTGGCGGATCTGCTGTCCGACCTGCAGCTTTCCGGTTATGACCTCGGCGCGACCGGCTTTGACGCTGCGGAGGTGGACGACCTGTTCTCCAAGCTCCATGACAAGGACGTGAAGGACGATAACTGCGACATCGACGCGGATGAACTGCAGCCCTTCGTGCAGGAGGGCGACGTCTGGGCACTGGGCCGCCATCGCATGGTATGCGGCGACTCCACGCTGCCGGAAAATCTCGCTCTGCTCATGAACGGCAGCAAAGCCAATCTCGTCGTGACCGACCCGCCGTATAACGTGGCCTACGAGAGCGCGGACGGAAAGAAAATCCAGAATGACAGTATGTCAGATGGACAGTTCTATGAGTTCCTTTTGGCGGCGTTCCGGGTGGTCGTGCCGCATCTGGCCGAGGGCGCGTCCGCCTATGTGTTCCATGCGGACACCGAAGGGCTGAACTTCCGCAAGGCGTTCAAGGAAGCAGGCTTTCATATCAGCGGCGTGTGCATCTGGGTCAAGAACACCATGGTGCTGGGGCGCAGCCCCTATCAGTGGCAGCATGAACCGGTGCTCTACGGCTGGCTGCCCAACGGTAAGCACAAATGGTTTTCCGACCGCAAGCAGACCACCATCTGGAAATATGACCGACCCAGCCAGAGTAAGCTGCACCCGACCATGAAACCGCTGCCGCTGCTGGCGTACCCCATTAAGAACAGCTCTGCGCCCAACGCCATCGTGCTGGATACCTTTGGCGGTTCGGGCAGTACCCTCATGGCCTGCGAGCAGACGGATCGCATTTGCTACACCATGGAGCTTGACCCGCGCGCTACGCCAGCGTCATTGTGGAGCGGTTCCGGGCAGCCTGTCCGAACGCACCCATCAGCGTGCTCCGGGATGGGCAGGAGCTACCGTATGAAGCTGTTCTTACGACTTAAAAGACATGACTTTGCGAAGGGAGGTGACCAGCATGGCGACCAGAGGCAGAAAGCCCAAGCCCACGGCGCTCAAAATCCTTGAGGGCAATCCGGGCAAGCGACCGCTCAACGAAAATGAACCGATCCCTCCCAAGGGAAATATCAAGTGCCCGACATGGCTGCTGCCGGAGGCGAAAAAGGAATGGAAGCGGCTGGCTCCCTCCCTTGAAGCCATAGGCGTGCTCACCATGGCCGACCTGACGGCCTTCGAGGGGTACTGTCAGGCATACGCCAGATGGAAGGAAGCCGAGGCGTTCATTACCCAGCACGGCTCTATCTTCCAAACGCCCTCCGGCTATGTGCAGCAGGTGCCGCAGGTATCCATTGCCCAGCAGAATCTGAAGATCATGCAGTCGTTCTGCTCCGAGTTTGGTCTGACTCCCGCAACCCGTGCCCGTATCATTGCGGCGGGCGGCGGTTCGGACGACACCTTCTCCGATGATCCCATGGAGAAGCTGCTGAAGGGCGGGTGGAACGGCGATGTTTGACGAGCGAAAGGCCCGGCGTGTGACCAGCTTTATCGAATGCCTGAAGCATACTAAGGGTGAGTTTCACGGGAAGCCCTTCAAGCTGCTGCCGTGGCAGGAGAAGATCATCCGGGACGTGTTCGGAACGGTACGGGACGACGATCCCACCATGCGTCAGTACACCACCGCCTATATCGAGATTCCCAAAAAGCAGGGCAAGAGCGAGCTGGGCGCGGCCATCGCGCTCAATATGCTGGCTAACGACGACGAGTGGAAGGCCGAGGTGTACTCCTGCGCCAGCGACCGGCAGCAGGCAGCCATTGTTTTTGATGTGGCCGTCGATATGGTCAAGCAGTCCCCGGCGCTGAGCAAGCGGGTCAAGATCATTCCGTCCATGAAGCGCATGGTGTACCAGCCCACCGGCAGCATCTATCAGGTGCTGTCTTCGGAGGTGACCACCAAGCATGGCTTGAACGTCAGCGCCTGCATTTTCGACGAGCTGCACACCCAGCCTACCAGAGCCCTTTATGACGTAATGACCCAAGGCTCCGGCGATGCGCGAAAGCAGCCCTTATGGTTTTTCCTTACGACAGCAGGCACCGACCGCAACAGCATCTGCTGGGAGGTACACCAGAAGGCGCTGGATGTACTGGAAGGTCGGAAGGTCGATCCACGTTTTTACCCGGTTATCTTCGGCCTTCCAGATGATGCGGATTGGACGAGCGAAGCAAACTGGTACAAGGCCAACCCCTCTCTGGGACACACCATCACCATCGATAAGGTGCGGGATGCGTTCCATAAGGCGCAGGAAACGCCCGCCGATGAGAACCAGTTTCGTCAGCTTCGCCTGAATCAATGGGTAAAACAGTCCGTTCGCTGGATGCCCATGGACAAGTGGGATGAATGCGGCGGCGTGGTTGACCCGTATCAGATGGAAGGCCGCGCCTGCTACGCCGGGCTTGACCTGTCCAGCACCTCTGACCTGACGGCGCTGGTGCTGGTGTTCCCGCCCAGCGATGAGGACGAGCCGTATACGGTCATGCCCTTCTTCTGGCTTCCGGAGGAAACCTTGTCCTTGCGCGTTCGGCGCGATCATGTGCCGTATGACCAGTGGGCGAAATGTGGATTTATCCACACCACCGAGGGCAATGTCGTCCACTATGGATTTATCGAGCAGTTCATCTGCCAATTGGGCGAGCGGTATAACATCCGGGAAATCGCCCATGACCGATGGAATGCCACCATGATGGTACAGACGCTTGAGGACGACGGCTTTACCATGGTGCCCTTCGGTCAGGGCTTTAAGGATATGTCCCCGCCAACCAAAGAGCTGATGCGCCTTGTTCTGGAGCACAAGCTGTGCCACGGCGGACATCCGGTGCTCCGCTGGAACATGGACAACGCCTATGTGCGCACCGACCCGGCTGGCAACCTGAAGCTGGACAAAGAAAAATCCACCGAAAAGGTGGACGGCGCGGTGGCGCTTGTGATGGCACTGGATCGGGCGATGAAGAACTTAAGCGGCGGCGATTCTATCTATAACCATCGCGGGTTTATCGTATTGTGAGGTGCCAAATGCCAAGAAAACCCAAACGCCCCTGTCGGTATCCGGGATGTCCGAATCTGTCAGACGGGGTGTACTGCGAGGTGCATCGTGCCCTGTTTGCGCGGGAAAACGCCGCCAGTCGGGGATATGGCAGCCAGTGGCGCACTGCCCGCGCACGGTTTCTCCGCAGCCATCCGCTGTGTGCGGAGTGTATGAAGCAGGGCAACCTCACGCCCGCTACCGTGGTTGACCACATCATCCCGCACAGGGGCGACATGAAGCTGTTTTGGGATGAAAGCAACTGGAATCCGCTTTGCAAACCATGCCACGACCGAAAGACCGGCAGTGGTTACTAATTGACCCCACATGGGAGGAATTTTCATGACTATCAACTGGAAAAAAGACCCTGACTGTGACCCGTTTACTCCTGCACTACGTTCTGGTCGTATGTGCCATCGTATGCCTGTTCTGCATGATCTGCTACTACAACTATGTCGGCAGCGACATCGTCATCCATGACAACGGCTGTGAGTGCGTGATGCGCATCTACTCCCAGACCGGCGACCTGCTGGAAACCCATGCCGGTTTCATCGGTATCCTCCGCATGAACGGCGACACCGTGGTCTGCGACTGCGATGGCGGATGTATCACTGTGCAGGGCGCTATCGTGATGATGCAGGGCGCGGAATGAAAAAAGCGGCCACCTTCAAGGTGACCACTCGTCTTACTCTTCTTTATCGGCATCTTTTTTGCTGAAGAAAGGTACGACCTTATTATCCCACCAGTGTTTGACATGAGGTGCTGCTTTATAAACACCGTATGCCCCGGCGGCAAGCAGAAGTAAGCCTCCTGCGATGACCCATCCATTAGCACCGTTCGAGGATTCATCTGCATCACCATTGTTTGAAATGGCAGTTTGGAAGTTTTCTTGCGCTTCACGGAATCTTTGTTCGGCAGCTTTTGATGCTGCTCGTCGAGCATCGGTCAGCATTTTCCGACGATCTGCGACAGCCTTACGGGCTTCTGCTTTTAGCTCAGGCGTTATATGAAGGGCATCCTCGATGCTGTCATCCCAAGTGGTGGTCGTCCAATAACGATTGTACTGAGCATACCCACCTGTCCCGCGATGGAAGTCCTTTTGCGTCGCATACTGTTTTCCCATCTCAGACGGAAAGTATTCGCCAGGTTCTCCATCAAGAAAGCCTTCTTTATTTAGAATATAATTCATCTCTTGAGCGTTCAGGCTATATGCTTCACCAAGGATTCTTGCACTCTTTCCCATCATACCCTCCAAATCAGTTCTTGTCGCTCATAACTGCCTTAACACCGACCAGTACAGCAGCTACTAATGCACCAGCCAATGCTACACCCCAGGTTGTTGAGGCTTTCTTTCTTGTAGTTTTCTTTGTGACGATGGAAGGTGCCAGTAGGTTCGCATCAGACAGAATCTGATTCAGCTGTTCGCTGGTGAACTTTTCCGGCTCATCCACAAGGGCTTTCAGCAAATCATCGAGCATCCGAGTATCATCCGGGGAGTTTTCCATTTCTTCCGCAAATACTTGCCGGATAGCTCGATACTGCATGACAGTCATTTTACTTTGATTGGTCTCGAGATTACTGACCATCTGCCGAGAAACACCGAGCATTTCACCAAGTGAAGCTGCATTCCAACCTGCACAGGTGCGAATCAACGCAAGATTTCTCTGCAGTCGGTCACGCTTCTCTTCAATTGAAGCCATTTCCATCACACTCCTTTTCCTCCTAATTCTACCATTTTATTTTCGCGATGTCAATATACTGTCATTATTTCAATTTACTGACGGGAGGATGTTTATGAAAAATTCTTTCTCCGGCTTCTTCAGCTCGCGGGATAAGCCCCAAAACACCGTGTCCACAGCGCCCAGCTTCTACTTTGGCATGAGCGGCTCCGGTAAATCGGTCAGCCCCAGCTCGGCCATTCAGGTTTCTGCCGTTTACGCCTGCGTGCGCGTGATCGCCGAAACCATCGCCAGCCTGCCCTTTCATGTGTATGAAGCCACGGACGAAGGCAGTCGGAAGGCCATCGAGCACCCGCTGTACCGCCTAATCCACGACGAGCCGAATCTGGAGATGGCCTCGTTTGTCTGGCGGGAAACCATGCTGACGCACCTGCTGCTCTATGGGAACAGCTACTGCCAGATCATCCGCACAGGGCGCTCGCAAATCGACAGCCTGTATCCGTTGCTGCCGGATCACATGGAGGTGGACAGGGACAGCAAGGGCAACCTGACCTATACCTACACCACCAGCGACGGCAAGACGTGGGCACTTGACCCAAGCGAGGTGCTGCATGTGCCCGGCCTCGGCTTTGACGGTATCGTTGGGTATAGCCCCATTGCGCTGGAGAAAAGCGCCATCGGCCTTGGCATCGCCGCCGAGGAATACGGCAGCAAGTTCTTCTCCAACGGTGCACGGCCATCGGGTATCCTGACACACCCAAACACGGTTAAAGACCCGGCTGCGCTGCGTGCCAGCTGGAACGCTGCCTATGGCGGCTCCGGCAATGCCAGCCGCGTGGCTGTGCTGGAAGAGGGAATGTCCTTCGTTCCGCTGAGCCTGCCCAACAACGAGGCGCAGTTCTTGGAAACGAGAAAGTTTCAAGTTTCGGAAATCTGCCGCATCTTTCGTGTGCCGCCGCATATGATCGGCGATCTTGATCGGGCGACCTTCTCCAATATCGAATCGCAGAACATTTCCTTTGCCGTCCATACCATCCGGCCATGGCTGGTGAGGATTGAACAAGCCATCAATCGCGCTCTTTTCCCGGATAACGAAAAAGCCGGGAGCAACGGTGGCAGGCGCTTTTATGTGCAGTTCAATCTGGATGGCCTCATGCGGGGCGATTATAAATCCCGCATGGAGGGCTACGCCATCGCCCGGCAGAAC